GAAAGAATCCAATTTCTGATCGTCTGATCAGATACGCCTAGTCGTTTGGCGCACTCTTCTGTTGAGATGTACTCATCAGCGTAAACCTCTGGATTAATCATGTCGGTCTCGCCATCGTTGTAACGAGAATGCCACATGGTTGCAAGGACATTCCTGATTCCTTTTAGTTCAAAAGCAATGTCTTCTAATCCTTTTCGCAATCCGTAATTCATTGCAACAATCAATCTGTTTAGATGCTAGTCTTTTTGTAAACCTTTTGCATGCTTTATGGAAGACCAAATTCCTTCCAGTATTCCTCCTCAAATGAATCAATCGATCCCAGGGCAGATCACGCCTGAAGTCCTGGAGCAAATGAAGCAACAAGCCAGGGAGCTTGCCGTTGCTCAATACATGGCACAACAGCAGCAACCACAAGAAAAGAAGGTGTATCAGATCTCCGAACCAATTAAGGGGCCAGTAGTATCTCCTTTTGAACAGCCTAAGGTTGTTTACGTAAGGCGTAATTTGACAGTTGCAGAACTCATTGTAATTTTTGCACTGTCAATTGGTGTTGTCACTGGAGCCCAGTGGATCTGGGGATTTGCTTCTCAGAATTTGCCGCGTATTGAAATTCAAGTGAAATAAGATCTTTCGAACTAGGGCCACCTATAATCAATTACATAGGCTTTGTTTTTGATATAGGTGGCCAATAGAAGGATCACAGAACTGCCTTCAATTCAAGGCGCAATCTTGGCAGACCAAGATCTGTTGACACTTGTTCGCGTCTTTGAAGTTGACCCGACGTTAAAAAATAAAAAAATTACCTTAAACGAATTCGGCAACTACCTTAACACAAAATACTTAACGCTTAGTGGTGGGACCATGACAGGTCCCTTATTAATTAACAGTACATTTACGGTCACAGGCCAAGCAACGTTTAACGCAATTACTTCGACTGGAGCTGCTAACTTCAGTGGTATTTTTGTTCAAAACAACCTGAGTGTCACTGGTACTATTAGCGGCACAACCATCACTGGTACTACTGTCAATGCTATAAGCGGAACTTTTCAGAGCCTTACGACGAGCGGCCATACTACCCAAGGGGATTTAACGGTTAGTGGTACGTTCAGAGAATTAGGAAACTCTTTCTTCTCCTCTGGTGTAACTGTAACAGGAACTCTGACTGGTTCAACAATTACGGGGACAACAGCTAATTTTCAGTCAGGTGTTTTTACTGGTCAAATTTCTGGTGCATCTGTTACAGGAAATGCAGCCAACTTTGCAACTGTCACAGGCGCGTCTGGAGTTTTTACTTCGCAACTGTCGGGTGCTGTAATCACAGGAAACACTGGAAGATTTGCAAACATCACTGGTGTCAGTGGGGTCTTTACTGAGCGTATCTCAGGTGCAACCGTAACTGGAAATACGGCTCAGTTTACAAATATTACCGGAGTATCTGGTGTATTTACCGATCAGATTTCCGGGGCAACCATTACTGGTAATACGGTAAGAGTTTCAACAATTACCGGAATTTCTGGTGTTTTCACAACTCAAATTTCTAGTGCCACCATCACCGGCAATACGGTTAATGCAACAACAGGTACGTTTGCAACCCTAATTACCAGTGGTCACACAGTTCAAAATAATTTAACTGTTTCAGGAAACCTTTCTGTTCTTGGCTCTGGTTTCTTTGCGTCTGGAGTCAATGTTAGTGGCACATTAAGCGGGGTTACTGTCACTGGAACAAACGCTAATTTTGTATCGGCTAACTTTACGACTAGTGTTACCGGCACAACGGTAACTGGTATTACAAGTAATTTCCAATCAGGTGTTTATACAACTCAACTTTCCGGGGCAACCATTACGGGCGCCTTAGGTCAATTCACAACAATTACTGGTGGAACGGCTGGTTTTACCACTTTAACGGGAATTACTGTCACTGGAACAACTGTAAATTTCACATCTGGAAACTTTGTTCAATTAAGTGGAGCAACTGTTACCGGCAATGCAGGACAATTTGGAACTCTCACGGGAAATACCGCAGGATTCACAACAGTTACCGGAACAACGGTCACAGGAACTACAGTTAATTTCCAATCAGGAGTCTTCACAACCCAAGTGTCAGGAGCAACTGTTACCGGTAATATCGGGCAGTTCACGACGCTTACGGGTGTCTCAGGTGTATTCACCTCTCAGATATCTGGGCAAACAATAACTGGTGACACAATAAACACATCAACAATTACTGGGGTTAGCGGTGTATTCACAACAAGGGTTTCCGGTGCCACAATTACTGGTAACACTATTAACGCTACATCGGGCGTTTTTCAGTTTTTAACAGCAGTTAACCAGGCATTTGGAGGAGACCTTACTTTTTCTGGAAATACTTTTACACTTGGCTCTGGTTACTATAGCTCTGGTGTTAGTGTTACTGGTACAGTATCCGGGCAAACAATTACGGGTGCTGCAGTTCAAGCCACAAATATCACAGGCGTAACCATTGTTGGAACAACAAGTGTTTCAGGGGCTACGGTTACAGGAAACATTGGTCAGTTCACTACGCTAACAGGTGGTACTGCAGGGTTTACTACTGTTACAGGCACTACTATTACAGGAACTGCTGCTCAGTTTACAAATGTAACAGGCGTATCGGGCGTATTTACTGCACCATCTGGAGCAACACCAGCTCTTATTTCTTCCGGTGTTATCTCCGGTGACGCAGGTTTGATTATCAGAGGAACGATTACAATTCTTCCTTAATTCTTTCAGTTAAAATAAAGAAAAAGTAACAAGAGTCATGCCGTACGGTACTTTAAAAGTTGATAACATTATCTTCACCAATAGTGGAGTTGACCAAACGATTACCGTTTCTGGTATTGTTGCTTCTACTTCGGGCAACTTAACTGTTACCGGAACAGTTTCTGGTGATGTTATTCGTGGCGGCACAACGGTTTCTGGTGCAACCGTAACTGGTGCAGTTGGTCAGTTTGGTAATTTAACTGCCGTATCAGGTGTCTTTACAACTCAAGTCTCAGGCGCGACCGTAACTGGAAACGTTGGTCAATTCACCAGCGTTACTGGTGGAACCGCTGGATTTACCACGGTTACAGGAACAACGGTTACGGGAACCACTGCAAATTTTGTTACTGTTTCTGGTACCACGGTCACTGGTACTACTGCAAACTTTACAAGTGGTAACTTTACAAGTATTAGTGGTGGAACTCATACTATTACTTCTGGTGTATTTGCAACTGGATCAGTTACTAATCCAAGTATTTCCTTCGCTAGTGATCCCAACACTGGTATCTACAGCCCTGGTGCTGACCAAGTAGCCATCTCAACTAATGGTACTGGGCGGTTGTTTGTTGATGCGAATGGCAACGTCGAAATTAAAGCCCAAGGCGATCTGCGGTTTGCCGACAGTGATAGCAGCAACTGGGTTGCATTCCAGGCACCTGCAACTGTGGCATCTAACGTCACTTGGACGCTGCCCGCTGCAGACGGGTTCAACGGTCAAGCATTGACAACCAACGGATCGAGCACCTTGGCCTGGGCCACTGTTGGCGACGTGACGCTGACCGGCACTCAGACACTGACCAACAAGACACTGACCGATCCGTCGATCACCGGCACGATTCTCGAGGACGTTTTCACCATCACCGATGGTGCAGCCTTTGAGATCGACCCAGGTAATGGCAGTGTGCAGTTGATCACCCTTGGCGCTAGCCGCACACCAAAAGCCACCAACTTCGCTGCCGGTGAAGCCGTGACGCTGATGGTGGACGACGGCAGCGCTTATACTCTCACGTGGACTGATGCCACCTGGGGCGGTAGTGGTGTGGTGTGGAAAACTGATTCTGGCTCTGCACCAACACTGAACACAACTGGTTATACCGCCATTATACTGTGGAAGGTCAGCACACAAGTGTACGGCGCTCGTGTAGGAGATGCGTGATGTTAGCAAATAAAGCACTGGCAGCTAGTAAAGGCACCAGCGTTTACAGTGGCAACATCGCAATCGCACATTCCATTACTCCATATATCAGCGTCTACCCATGGTCATCTGGCTTTGGTACTAAATACTCAAAACCTACTACATTACCTACTGCTCTTGCTGCTGCATATTCCGTAGCCTTCAGCCCTAGTAGTGCAGATATTGCGGTTGGATATGACAGTTCACCATATATCAGCGTATATCCATGGTCATCTGGCTTTGGTACTAAATACTCAAATCCTGCTACATTACCTGCAGGCACTGCGCATGGCGTAACCTTTAGTCCTAGTGGTGCAGATATCGCAGTTGCACATGACAGTTCACCATATATCAGCGTATATCCATGGTCTTCTGGATTTGGTACTAAATACTCAAATCCTCCGTTACTAATTCCTGATCCTGGCACTGGGAATGGCGTAGCCTTCAGTCCAAATGGTACAGATATTGCAATAGCTCGTGCTAATTCTCCACGCATCGTCGTCTACCCATGGTCATCTGGATTTGGTACTAAATATTCAGATCCTGCTACATTGCCTAATGGCGGTGGGAATGGCGTAGCCTTCAGTCCAAATGGTGCAAATATCGCAATCGCACATTCCGGTACTCCATATATCAGCGTCTACCCATGGTCATCTGGATTCGGCACTAAATATTCAAATCCTGCTACATTACCCAATAACGTTGCATATTCCGTAGCCTTCAGTCCAGATGGCGCAAATATTGCAGTTACACATTTTGGCACTCCATATATCAGCGTCTACCCATGGTCATCTGGCTTTGGTACTAAATATTCAGATCCTGCTACATTACCTACTGGCACTGGACGTAGTGTAGCATTTAGTCCCGCGTAATTACTTATGAACAAACTTGAAACGCTTCAGTCTGCCCTTGAGGCCCGCAACGATGAGATCCTGGGTTACCAGATCAACATCGACAACTACACTCGTGCAATCGACAAAATCAACGTCGAGCACGCAGACAACCCAGCCATGATCGAGTTCCGCGATCGCCTCATTGAGATGCTGGAGTCCCACAAGACCGAACAGCTTAAAACCATCATCATCCGTGATGTCATCGCGGACCAACTGACCGAAATGGAGGCACCCTAATGTTTTACGTCAAGACCGCACCAGATGGCAGCCTGGTGCAATACCCATACACGCTTCCTGACCTGCGCCTTGAAAACAAAGGTACTAGTTGGCCCATTGAAATCACGGACGAAGTAGCAGCCGACTTCGGTGTGTTCCCCGTCACGCCTGCACCGCAACCTGCCGACAGCTACGCCATCAACCTGGAGCGCACAGCTATCAAACGTAGCGGCAAATGGGTAGAGCAGTGGATTGAAACACCGGCCACGCCCGAACAAATCACCGAGCGCACCAACGCCAAGGCCGTCGAAGTCCGCACCGACCGCAACCAGCACCTAGCCGACTGCGACTGGACCCAGGTAAAGGACATTCCCGACAACGTCTCCGCCATTTGGAGCGGCTATCGACAGCAATTACGAGATATTCCTCAACAGCCAGGGTTTCCTTGGGACGTAAAGTGGCCGGTAAAGCCTTGATTTAATACAATGACAAAGGGGCAAATCACAGAAGAAGAAAACGAGCGACGGTTTAAAGAATGTATGAAGCTGATTAACAATCTTCAGCCTGGTGACATTGAAAAACTAATGGGGAAGGAGTTTATGGAAGATTTTAAACGCGTTACAAAACGTTAATGTAAAATAAAAAAACACTTTTGTTATGGCTAACACTACTTGAGATATTGCCAACATGGAACGCCATCTTCCCGATGGTGAAACATGTCCTGACGGTGCTGTATACACAGTTCACTGGACGGCTTCTCTGGAAGAAAACGGTGAAACGACTGGTGCATACGGAAGCATTGGTCTTAGTGATCCTGATCCCGTTTCTTTCGTTCCCTTTGACCAACTGACCAAACAAGAAGTTGTCAACTTGGTTCTTGGTGCTCTTGGCGTTGATCAAGTTGTTTCTATTGAAGAGTCACTGCACAATCAAATTCAGCAAAAGATTCATCCCACTTCTGCTGCTGGTACGCCATGGTGATCCTTGTTATAATTTTTGAAGTTATTGCTATCTCATGGCTTGTAAAAAATCTGATTTGATCTCCGCAATCAATTCTTTTAGTGCTGCCAGGGCAACTGGTGATGCCAACCTGATTCAATTCTCTGGTAACCTGATTGGCCAACTGATTGAATCTTTGGAATTTGCCCCGGAAGAAACAGTTCAACCTGAGGTTTTAGAAAAAGACAAGTGATTTAGCAAAGAGCTACATAAGGAGTGCGGTCAATACGGCCGCATTTTTTATTGGTTATTTTATAGTGGTAATGAAGGCATTAATAAGAAAATGACTATAAATTTAGTAGATGCCGCAACGCATTTCAATGGTCTTGACCACCAGGTCAGGGCTTTTCGTTGGTTGAATTCAATTCTTACTCCAGAACAAAAAGAAGAGTTTGCACGTCTGTACAGAAATCCAGAACTTGTAATTCAACAACCGGTTGATAATAAACCTGTTGCCAACACCTGGGATGGTGTATTGAAATATGCAAAAAAAGCAGGTGCAAAATTCCCAGAAGTTGTTGCTGCTCAATGGGCATTGGAAAGCGGGTACGGTAAACACACCTCAGGCAAGAACAATTACTTTGGACTGAAAGGTAAGGGAAGTTCGGCTGGCACCAAAGAATTCATCAATGACAAATGGATCGAAATCAACGCAGATTTTCTTGATTTTCCTGATCTTGCTTCCTGTATCCAGTACTTAGTTGATCGCTGGTACAAGGACTACAGCAATTTCAAGGGTGTCAATCGCGCATCCAGTCGCAACGAGTGTGCAAATCTTCTTGTAGCAGAACGCTACGCCACAGATCCAGACTACGCAACAAAACTCATTCAAATCATGGACCGCGAAGTAGGTAAACCACCAGCTGGTCCTGATGTCATCAGTGAAAAGATCCTTACTGTTCCATACTTTCATCAACTGGACAACCAGTCAGGTACTGGTTCCAGGGAATGTTTCTCTTCTAGCTGTGCAATGATTGCAGCTTTCTATAACAAAATTAAATCAGATGATGAGTATAACAGGATCCGTAAAAACTTTGGTGACACAACTGATTCCATGGCTCAGTTAAAAGCACTGAGGCACCTGGGACTCAATGCAAAGTTCATTACTAATGGCAATGCTGCAATTATTGAGAATGAAATTCGTAATGGCAGGCCAATTGCTTGTGGATGGCTGCACTACGGCACTGCTATAAAACCATCTGGTGGTGGGCATTGGTCTGTAATCCGTGGATTCACCCCTACACACTTTGTCCATAATGATCCGTACGGAGAAGCGGACATGGTAAAAGGTGGGTATGTCAGCAATAAAACCAAAGCGGGTGATGGAATCCGTTACAGCCGCAAGAATTGGTTGCGTCGTTGGGAAGTAGATGGACCGAACACTGGCTGGGCAATTCTTGTGAACAAATGAAAGTAAAAAGAGATCCAAGGATCCGGGTGAATATCTGTTGGCACGTAGGCGATGAAAAAAAATGCGCAACACTTCCGAAAGAGGAAGCGTACGCAACAAGAGAATGGGTTGAACGCGAAGGGGGTGTCGTGATGTGGTTTAATCC